GTCTTACCCTCTCCAGAACCGGTGGCTACGAGCGTCGGTGTATTGCCTGCGTCTCGATCGACTGCTTTGTTCGCGCCCCCTGTGTAAGCTGTGTAAAATTGCTCCAAAACTCCCCAAAGAAATTTACGACTATCATCTCGAGCTTCGGCTGCGTTTGCAACGCTATGCAAGCCGCCTCCGTCCATGTCATTAGCGTCAAACTCTATCGTATCAGTGATTGACCCGAGATTAGGAAAAACCCCCGTGAGCTTCAACCCATCAGTTCCTGTCCATAAGTTAGTTGTGTAATTAGGCATGTCCTTGAGTCCTTATATTTTCTATGAATTATTAAACCTATTTTGTGCGTTTGTGAAATTAAATCTTACTACTATACAGAATACTAGCCAAAAAATCGTCAACCTGATGTTCGTAAGCTATTCTTTGAATTTCAGTTGTTCTGGCTTGATTTGTGTCCACAGGTTTAGCTATATATTTATCTACACTTTTTACCCAATCCTTGGAATCTTCATTGGCAATTATGATCTCTGCTATGCTTGCCGCTATCTCCTTTTGCTGCTTGCCGAGTTTTCTCTTATTATGAGTTTTTCTCAGTTTTGACTCAACTTCCATGGTAAGATCTTGAGAGAGTAAGATGTTTTCCTTAACTTTGCTCAAGCTATAGCTGGCACCTATCGGACCTACTCTATTTGAAGTCTTTGGACTTGGAGTTCCCGCAGGTCTTCCAACTTGAGACTTATTAGCTCCTTTTGGTTTCCCATTAACCGCAGGTCCATTCGATGGCCCATTCGACTCCTTCATCTTCATGTTTTGATCAGCTATTTTTTCTTGAGATACAATTTTTTCAGAGCTAAGATCTTTTTGAGTAGCTGGACCGCCCATAATTGGTTCGTAAAAACCTTTACCCTTAAGCTTCTTAAATTCTTCTTGAGATTCTTGGGATTCTTCTGGAGTAGGTAATCTTCCAGTGCTGATTGCATCAACACCTTCCTCTGCAGTAAGTATTCCAAGTTCAAGCAATCTAGTATATATTCTAGAGTATATCGCTTGATCTTTAAGTTCTACATCCTCAAAATGCGGAATAGGATATGGCTTCCTTAATCCTAAAATCCCGCAAACCTTCTTAATCTCAGGAACTAGAAAATCCGTCAAGAAAGCGTCTCTAGCTTGCTTAAGTCTCTCGACGAATACTTGGGTCTTGATTTGCATATTTGCGAATTTCTCATCTCCACTAAGAAGAATATTATTTAATCCAAGTTGAATATCCCTATTCACCACTTCATATTTTTTGGGATCAAGTATGGAGGAGATGTCAGGAACCACAAACTGAGCATTAGTGGTATAGTCTGAAACAAGAACCTTTCCAACGGATTGGTTTTCAAAAAGTTTCTGCATCATGTCTATAGCTTTTTGATTAACATTTACATTTCCATTCTTTAACTCGGACCCCATTGTTATGAGAAGGATAGCTTGCTGAGTGGTTCTGGTTATTGCCATATCCATCTTTTTCATCTCAGCTTTCCAATTTATATCTTCGAGAACAGGGTAACCCATTGGAACAGCGAAAGGTTCGTAGTCCTGCTTTTTATAAAAGACAGCGGTGATTTTATCTGGATCAAGAGGGATAGTTAATTGAGTTGTAGACTTTTTAAGCTTTTTCTTTATGCTTGGATCTAAGCCGTCATAAACTTCCTGATCCTCCTCTGTCTGTGGGTGCTTAAGTCTCTCCAATTCATAATCTGTTAATACCTTGTGGTATACCCCAGCTGAAAAAGAAATATTTCCATTCATTTGAATGTCTGCTGGATTAAGGATCGTATACCTAGATGGAACGATTGCTTCAAACTCGTCCGTTAAACCTTGAAGACTTTCGGCTCCGTAAGTTTTAGTAATCTTTAAAAAGTCTTCTCTCAGCAATTTTGAACTAAATCTATGTATAAAAACATTTCCCGATCTGTAGTACTCCCTAAAGAACTGATCGATAAGCTTCTTAACTCCAACCTTATTAAAAAAAGCTTCAATGAACTCCTTCCCTTTCTTTGTGCCTCCCGTATAGAATAACTTGGTTCCGGAGAATTCAGTCATTAAGTCAATAGTGTGCCTAAAGATCGAAAAATTATAATAAGCTTTTTGACAAAGTATAACAGCGTCCCTTACGTTAAGGGAGCTTCTATTTTCATAACTTCCTGAAAACTTAAATGGGATCAATCCCTTATCGATATTATCAAACCTGTTAGTTCTATCGATATTGACCGCCGCGTTCCTTCTGCTTCTAGTCGTCATGCTTCCAGTGTCATGAGATGCCAAGGAAACGTGATCAACATCAGAGCCGAAACTGGCCATTACAGGGGTTATTGAGGATAAATCTTTTTGTTTTACAGCCATAGCTTCTATATACTACGAATAAATACACTATCCATTCAATATAGTCTCTATTTTTTTATACTGTCCTTACGTAGTCTCCGCTTCTAAAAAGCGTTCCTCGGGATAACGTGCCGGTAGTCTCTTGGGTATGACTGGGCAAATCTAACATTACCGACTCTCCGCTGACGACTACTGTATTTTTGGAGTACCTACCAATTATAATCATATCATCTTCATAGACTTCAAATAGCGGCAGTCCTGCAGCGTCAGTAGCTGATAGAACGCATTTTCCATACTCAGAGGTATAAGACTGCCCTAACGTCAATACAGCACCATCTGATTTATCAAAAGAAACGCTATCATCAACATTAAGATTTAAATCAATATTAGAAAGATTTATTTTATCTTTAACTACTATTTTATTGGTAAAAGTTTTGTTTCCAGCAAATGTTTTATCGAGGTTTGAAATCTGATTAACTTCTGTATCCAACGCATCACCAGTGCTTTTGAGATTCGCTGTTAATGTGGAGATGTCTCCGTCATTGCTAATCACAAGTCCCGATACGATAGATATTTCTGAAGTGAGAGTTTGACCAGTTGTTCCTACGTTAGTCGTGAGATTAGCGATATCAGTATCATTTGAAACAACAAGTCCCGAAACAATTGCTATCTCACTGGTTATACTTTGCCCGGTGCTGTCTAAATTCGTCGTTAGGGATGTTATATCAGACCCAAGAGAATCTCCCGTATTGTGTAATCTACCACTTAACTCCCCACTTATCCCTGTAGTAAAACTAACTAAATGGCCACTGTGAATCTGCCAAGACCCATCCTCGGTAGTCAAGAAACCAGAAGGGTTAGCGTCTGACCAAGAGGTTTTGGTTAATGGGTAATAGGTTCCGGTCGCTGCTACATCAACGATGTGCCCTGACAGCCCTACTAAGTCCAATTGACTAATCTTTATATTATTACCCGGCATAAACCAAATTAAATTACACTTTAATAAATCATCACGGGATCAAAAGTATGAGAAAGAACCTCTGCCTTCTGATTCATTATGTCGCTATAACATTTTATTCCCCAGTTTCCCAACATGAATGCGGAGTAATTATCCTTTCTGGCCTTGTTGGGAGAACTCGATTTTCTGAGATGTAACGGGAGATCAAAATTTTGTGATCCTCGAGCAGTTGTGGTAAACTCAACCAACGTGCATTGCTTCTTTGTCTGGAAGATTAAGTCATCCTGATGATCTATCAAGTCTAGCGTTGTCCACTCACTTTTATCATCAATAAAAATTAACTTCCTTGGAAGCTTTGTGCTTATAACTTCATTGAAAAAACTTTCATTCGCCGCAGATCTAGAAGCAAACCAAACCTTCCTATAATCAATACAAGCCTGAAGATGCTCATTACCCCGCCTGATGAAATTACTCGTAAACACCTGCTTGAAGACTATCCTTTTATCCTCTAGGTTATATTGAAGCTTTGTATCCTTAAGTATCTTAACGTAATCCTCCCCTTCCTTGTCTGTGTTAAAATCCAGATCTTTAAGGTTGTAGTTTAATTTTTTAAACTCTGCAGACTCATTGCAAGTATCAATAAAGACATCAGCTCCCGCATTATCAATACATATAAATACAACATTGAACATATCCAACAAATAAGTTAAGTATTTTACATGCTTACTTAAACTGCCGAGTCCTTGATAGCTATGAACTAAGGTCCCCTGCCCTGTTTCATCATCAACTTCCATAACAGCTATCGCAAAGAAATCAGCACTTGGGCTATCGCTAAGATTAGGGTCAATTCCCAGTATGTATTTTTTTTCAGGATTTCCTTGTAGAAGAGTATGGGGTCTTTCGTCAATTTTGAGCGTACAGGCTTCCATTTTCACAGCGCTAAAGTAGCTATCGCTTCCGTCAGTGAAATGAGCGCAATATTCCCGCTGGAAAGATGAATGAGATGAGCCCCCGCTAGCAGCCTCATCAATAATCGTCTTATCTATCATCTCCTCTGGTAAAGCCTCATATCCCAATTGAGATACAAAATAGCTAGCCGTTAAGTCATCGTCTTTCGACTCTATTTTTCCTATCCAGTCTTTATATACTTTATAACAATTTTCAAATGTATACGAAGCAGAGGAAAGAGCTATCATTTTTGAATTATTTTCAAATTTGATTCTATCCTCTTCTTTCATCTCCCCGCTTTCTATCAGCTTGTCTTCGGTTTCCCTTATTCTGATTCTCTCATGTATATCTTGAGGAGCCACCAAGAAAGGCATAAGCACTGTTTTGATTATTTCTTCCGGAAGGAGGAGGTACTCATCCAACACCAAAACGTTAGCCCTGAAACCACGAATCTTTTCCCCACTTAAAGGTATCGCGGTGATACTTCCTCCATTTATAAGCCATTCAAATTGATCATTCCTTCT